AATACTAATGTCGTTTGGTTTATTATCAGCATTTTCGGGAAGCATTCCAATTAGTGGAAATCTTTCTGTTACCGTAAGTCAAAATGTTGACATTACTGGAACATATCTAACTGCTACTGGTGGTTCTATTACCTATTATGGTAATCAAAAGATTCATACATTCTTTGGTTCTGGTGCATTTCAAGTTCTTTCTGTAGGTTCCGATCCTAACGATGGATCACAAGTTCGTTACATGGTCATCGGCGGCGGTGGCGGTGGAGGACGTGACATGGGAGGTGGTGGCGGTGCTGGTGGATATCAAGCAGCTACTGGATTTCCTGTAAGTGTTCAAACATATACAGTTACCGTTGGTGCAGGTGGTGGAGGTGCGACTAACGTACCCGTAGGAACAGCTGCTTCGGACGGTTCTGTACAAGCAGGTGCTAATGGAAGCCCAAGTATATTCTCATCTGTAACATGCCCTGGTGGTGGCGGTGGTGCTTCAAGACATAATACAATATCAAATTACGCAGGATCAGGTGGTTCAGGTGGTGGTGCTTCTGGATTAAACGCAAATCGTGGTGTAGCATTTGGATCACAAGGATATCCTGGAGCTACAACAGGTGGACCATACTGGCCAGGTGGTGGTGGCGGTGCAGGAGGTAGAGGATACAATGGTGCTGAAACTAACACAAGCACTAGAGCACCTGGAGATGGTTCAAATCAAAATGCTCCTAATGGTGGTATTGGTGTAAGTAATGATATTCTTGGCGCAATCTATTGGTGGGCAGGTGGTGGTGGTGGCGGTGGTCACTCCAGTTATGGTGGTAACGGCGGTTCCGGTGGTGGAGGTGGAGGTGGACCAGCACACTTTAATAACAATTATGGACGTGCAGGTGGATTGTCATTCACATTAGCAAGTCCAGGAATTGAAGGTTGGCCATACTCAACAGATAGTTCTAGTAATGCATATTGTTCCGGTGGTAGAGGAGCTCAATTTAGTGGTGCTGGAGGAGGTGGTGCAGCACACACTCATTCTGTAACAGGTGGTGATGGTGGTCCAGGAGGATCAGGAATTGTGGTTATCAGATATAGATATAAAACTTAATAGGAGAAAATTAGAATGGCACATTTTGCAAAACTTGGGATTGACAATGTAGTATTAGAAGTATTGGTTGTCAACAATGTAGATTGCATGACTCCGCAAGGAGAAGAAAAAGAAGAAATTGGTATCGAGTTTCTTAAAAAATTAACAGGACATGAGTCTTGGAAACAAACATCTTATAACGGTAATTTCCGTAAGAGATATGCAGGTCATGGTTACACTTATAATAGTGAACTAGACGCATTTGTTCCACCAAAACCATATCCTTCTTGGACGTTGGATAATGAAACTGCTGGATGGAATCCACCAACACCTATGCCAACAAGGGAAGGTAAAATACAAACTTGGAATGAATCTACATTATCTTGGGACGAATCAGATTACACACCACCAGTATAAAAATGTCAAAAGCCTACGATAACGCAAAAGAATTAAATTTCATAAACTATATTCCTGGTAATAATAGTTTAAACTTTAGTGCCACAGTAATTGGTAACGGTGCTCCTATTGTTGATGCAACCGCAGGAGTGTATGCTAATGGTGCTTTTGCACAAGCAAACGCTGCGTTTAGTAGTGCAAATAATGTAGCTCCACAAATACAACCTGCGTTTAGTACAGCAAACTCTGCTGCATTATATGCTAACGGTGCTTTTATAAAAGCAAACTCTGCTGCATTGTATGACGCAAATACAACATCAACTGGATATTTTGCATTACCTACTGGAAGTATAGCTCAAAGGCCGTCAAATGTTGCTAATGGAGCAATGAGACTGAACACTCAAACGGGAATTTTAGAAATTGGATATCTTGGTTCATGGGCTAATACTGTATCTGTTGGTTTGGGTGCTTCTGCTGCAAGTGCTGCTTCTTCTGCGGCAGCAATTAAACTTGGAACAGGAACTAGTATTGATGGTTTTTATTGGATTAATTTACCAACAGTAGGACCAACACAAGTCTATTGTGACATGAATACTAATGGTGGTGGGTGGATGTTAGCTGCAAAAGTTTATAATAATAGTACAAAATGGAATGGTTACGATTCTACTGATTGGACGACTATTGGTGTATTTAATGAAACTGAAAGTCCTGGGTATGCTGGGCATATAAAAACTCACGTTTATAACTATTTTCCAGCAACTGTTGGACAAAGATTGTGTTATAACTTATTAACAAATAATTTATATGAAACTTGGACTGCTTATACTATGTATGGATTAATGAATGCTTCAACACTAAATTCTGTAAATAATAGAGCTGCTTGGATTGCATGGGGAGTGGCTGCTGGAGTTAATTATAGTTTTGGTTCACAACCTAACTGTAATCAAGCAGGAACAAATAAAAACTATAGTTACGGTGCAAGAATCGGATTATCTATGAATAATGAAGGTGATTGTTCTTCTAATGATAGTTTTATTGGATTTGGTAGTAAAGGTCAGATATATGGAATAGGTTCATCAGATTGGAATAGTAATAGTTATTTAAATAGTGGTTATCAGATTGGATGGATTTGGGTAAAATGACAAGACAAACTAACGGAATAACACTTGAAGAAGAACAATATTATTTGCATTTAGAACAAAGAGTTCTTGATGGAATAATAAATCCATTAATGATACGTGAATATCAGGAAGGTATTTCTACAGACGTTCCTATATCTGATCCTGTTGCAATGAAAATTAGATATAGAACATGTAAATTATGTCCAATGTTTGATAATGATTTAAAGAATTGTGAAAAATCTGTTCCTATTAGATTTATGCCATTAAGAGTTCAAGTTCAATCAGAAACATGTCCTATGAATAAATGGGAAGAATAAATGTCAAAAGCAGCTAATAACGCAACCGAATTAGATTTAATAAACTATATTCCATCGAATAATAGTATAAACTTTACTGCCACAGTCATTGGTAATGGTTCTCCTATTGCAGATGCAACTGCTGGACAGTATGCAAACTCAGCATTTTTACAAGCTAATGCTGCATTTAGTTCTGCAAACAATGTAGCACCGCAAATACAACCTGCGTTCAGTACAGCAAACTCTGCTGCACTTTATGCTAATGGTGCGTTTGTAAGAGCAAATTTATCTGCACAATATGGTTCAAACACAACTTCAAATAGTTACTTTTCAATACCTATAGGAACAACTGCACAACGTCCTGCATCAGCAGCCAATGGTTCTATCAGATACAACACCACATTAAACAGAATGGAAGCATATATGCCATCAGCTGGATGGTTAAGTATTGTTTCAGATTCTTATACAGTTAGTTATATACTTGTTGCTGGCGGAGGATGTGGTGGAGTCTGGCATGCAGGTGGTGGTGGTGGTGGCGGTGTTATTACAGGAACATCAGGTGCGTTAATCCCAGGTAGCGATTCTATCACTTTTACAATCGGCGGTGGTGGATCTACAACAGACACAACGACAAGAGGAACTAACGGCACAAATACAACAGCCATAATAAGTGGAACAAGTTATATTGCTCAGGGTGGTGGTGCAGGTGGTAACTATGATACTCAAGTTCCATTAGCTGGTGGATCAGGTGGTGGTGGTAACGGTGCAGCTGCACCATTTGGTATTGGACAAAGTGGTGTACCAGGTCAAGGATATCCTGGAGGAAATGGTGTTAATGGTCACGCTGGTGGAGGTGGAGGTGGTGCTGGAGGTGCTGGTGAAGCTGCTCCATCGTCAACTATAGCAGGTGACGGTGGTTCTGGATATACTTGGATAAATGGACAGACATATGGCGGTGGTGGAGGTGGAGGAAGTTGGCCAGGAACAAATCTTTCTGACGCTGGTACTGGCGGTACTGGTGGTGGCGGTAGAGGAAGTTATAACTCTAATGGTGATGTTACTGTTTATGGTCCAAGAACTGGAACTGTTAATACAGGTGGTGGAGGAGGTGGTAGTGGAGCACAAGGTGGTGCAGGTGGAAATAGAGCCGCATATGTTACTGGTGGTTCAGGAGTTGCGATTGTTGCTTACTTAGGATCGCAAAGAGGTACTGGTGGAACAGTAACATCATCAGGTGGTTATACTTATCATACGTTTACTGGTTCAGGAACATACACAGCATAAATAGACGACTATGGCACATCCAAAAACAAGAACACAATTTAAAGAATATTGCCTTCGTCAGTTAGGGTTTCCTGTTATCGACATCAACGTAGATGACGATCAGGTAGAAGATCGTATCGATGAAGCACTAGAGTATTGGAATGATTACCACTTTGATGGTACTGAAAAATCATACTTCAAACATCGAATACAACAAGCAGACATTGATCGTGGATGGATTTACTGTCCAGATTCAGTTATATTTGTAACTGGTGTTCTACCGTTTGATGAATCTAATTCGTCAATCAATATGTTTGACTTACGTTACCAACTACGTTTACATGATCTCTATGATTTCACATCGGTATCGTATGTGTCATATGAAATCACAATGCAACACCTTCGTACATTGAATCTATTATTCTCTGGTACACCACAGTTCAGATTCAATCGTCATCACAATAAACTATACTTAGATATTGACTGGACAAGAGATTTAGATGTTGGTCAGTATGTTGTTATGGAATGTTACCGTAGAGTTGAACCAGAAGTTATTACATTGACTGGTACTGTAACTGGTAACACAACCTCAAATACAATCATTGGTACAAGCACAAAGTTTGACCAAGAGGTAATGGAAAAAGATTTTATTAACATTGGTGATGAATCAAGACAAGTAATGAAAATTATTTCTCCTACTGAATTGATTACTACTGGTCCACATGGTTCTAATACATCTGGAATGACTGTTACTATTGAAGGTAACTCAGATGTTTGGAATGATCGTTTTCTAAAAGAATATGCTACCGCATTGATTAAACGTCAATGGGGTAACAACCTTAAAAAGTTTGGTGGAATTCAAATGCCAGGTGGTGTTACACTAAATGGTAAAGAAATTTATGATGAAGCAATACAAGAAATTAAAGACATGCAGGAACAGATGCACTCACTCAATATCCTCCCTGGCGATATGTTCATAGGATAATGATGAATGTCAACAAACTTCTACTTCAATAATTTTCCCAAAGATCACATAACTCAAGAGCAGTTGCTCATTGAGGATCTAGTCATAGAGGCTATGCAAATCTATGGCATGGACGTCTTTTATCTTCCAAGAACCAGTCGAGATAAAGTAGATACAATCTACGGTGAGGACACATTAAAACAATATATTAATGCATACCCGATTGAAATGTATCTTGAGAATGTTACAGGTATGGATGGTGAACAAGATTTTATGTCCAAGTTTGGTCTTGAGATTCGTGATGAATTATCTTTACTTGTTTCTCGCCGTAGATTTAAATACTCAACAGGTGCATCTAATCTAATTAGACCACGTGAAGGTGATCTAGTTTATATTCCACTAATGCAGAATTTCTTTGAGATTACATTCGTGGAACATGAAAACGATCAGGCAATGTTCTATACGTTAGGACGTGGACGTGGTGGTAATGTTTATGTGTATGCATTAAAACTTAAACAGTTCGTATTCTCAGATGAGATTATAGAAACTGGAGTTACAGAAGTTGATGAACAAGTGTTTGATTTGTATAGAAGAACACATATTCCATATGCTGAAACTGGTAACAATATTAGATACAGATTAACTGAAATTGTTTATCAAGGTCCTGATCTTGCAAACGCAACTGCACAAGGTATAGTTCATTCTGTTAATACTACAGGTAATAACTATTTGGAACTTGTTCGTGTTCAAGGAAACTTTGCAAACGGAACTATTATAATTGGTGAAACAAGTAATGCACGTTATCAAATGATTGGAACTATAGACGACATGACACCATTTGATACACAAACAGAAGATTTGATTGATAACAATGCTATTGAGTTTGAATCAGATGATATCATTGATTTTACTGAAGTTAATCCATTTGGTGAACCATAATGTTAGGTAACGCACACTTTTATAATCGTACTATTCGCAAAATTGTTATTGCGATGGGTACAGTTTTAAACGACATTCAATTAGTAAGATATACTAAAGATGGTCTGACTGCAAAAGAAAAGTTTAAAGTACCTTTGTCATATGGTGCAAAAGAAAAATATATTGTCCGTATTAATTCAGATCCAACACTAACAAAATCAGTTAATGTTGTTGTACCACGTATTTCATTTGAACTTACTGGTATGAGTTACGATTCTTCTCGTAAACAACAAACAACATTAATGAATTGTTCTACTGATACTAATACATCTTCAAAGACACAATATCTTCCAGTACCTTATGATTTTACGTTTGATGCTGCAATTTATGTACGTAATACAGAAGATGGTACACAAATACTAGAACAGATTCTACCTTTCTTTACACCAGACTTTACTGTAACTGCAAAATTAATACCTGACTTAAATCGTTCATACGATTTACCTATTATTTTAAATTCAGTTTCAAATGAAGTAGATTATGAAGGTGACTTTATGACTACTCGTTTAATTATTTGGAACTTGTCATTTACAATAAAAGGTTACATATTCCCAGGAGTAAAAGATTCCAAGATTATTCGTGGTGCAAATACAAGTATTATTGACTCTGCAAATTCATCACAAGTTTATGTGAATATTAATACACAAACCGATCCTGCAAACGCTGCTCCTGATGATGAGTTTGGATTTGCAGAAATTATAACTGAGGCTCCAGATGCATCATGAAAAAACTAGATCAAAACTTATCTGATGTTTTTGACATTGAACCACTAGATTCGGTTCAAGTAAGTCAAGAAATCGTTCCAATAAATAATCCAGTAGTTACGGATGATGCAGACTTTGCCAGAAAAAATATTAGGGAACTAATAAGTACAGGTAATTCTGCATTGAATAATCTTTTGACTGTTGCAAAAGAATCCGAAGCACCTAGAGCATATGAAGTTGCGGCAACATTAATTAAGAATCTCTCAGATTTAAATAAAGATTTGATGGAGGTTCAAAAACGCAAACAAGACTTGACAGGTGAATCTACAAAGAATAAAAATATAAATGTAGACAAGGCAGTCTTTGTTGGTTCTACTACCGAATTAGTTAAATTTTTAAAAAATAATAAACAGGAAACCTAATGGAAACATTAATTCAACAATTACGTACTATCCTAGGTACAAATTTTGGTTTGTATTTCAAAGCACATTCATTTCATTGGAATGTTGAAGGTGCAAACTTCAATGACTATCATGCATTTCTAGGAGCATTTTATAATGCTGTTTGGGCAAACACAGATTTCATTGCAGAAAAACTTCGTATGTTAGGTGTGTATGCACCACCTTCAATGGCACGTATGTTAGAATACTGTGACATAAGTACAGATGCAGTTACAATTCCAGATGCACGTATGATGTTCATGGAATTAAAAGTAGATAACGACAGATTCATAACACACATTCGTGCAGGTATTGCTGCTGCCGATGGTGCAAACGAACCTGCAATCTCTAACTTTTTACAAGACCTTTTAGATCAACACCAAAAACATGCATGGATGATTAGTAGTATTATAAAATAATGAATGACGGATATCTTGGTAATGAACGACTAAAACGTGTAGGGGTAGAACTCTCCTACACGGAAGAACAAGTAGCAGAAATTTTAAAGTGTACGGAAGATCCAGTATACTTTATTAAGACTTACGTTAAGATTGTAAACGTGGATCATGGTCTTGTTCCATTTAACATGTGGAACTTTCAAGAGGACATGGTTCGTGATTTCCACAGCAATCGTTTCTGCATCGCAAAGATGCCACGACAGGTTGGTAAGACAACAACTACAGTCGGTTATATGTTATGGTGTGTACTTTTCCAAGAAGAATATACTGTAGGTATTCTTGCAAACAAAGGACAGTTGGCGCAAGACATTCTTGGAAAGATACAGAAGGCATATGAATATCTTCCTATCTGGTTACAACAAGGTATTATTACTTGGAACAAACGATCATTAGAACTTGAAAATGGTTCAAAGATATTTGCATATGCGACATCAGCTGCAGGTGTTCGAGGTGGTACGTATAACTTAATCTTCCTTGATGAGTTTGCGTTCGTACCACATAACATGGCAACTGAATTCTTTACATCAACGTATCCTGTTATCTCGTCTGGTAAAACGTCTAAAGTAATTATTGTTTCAACTCCAAACGGATTGAATCTATTCTACAAGATGTGGAAAGATGCAACAGAAGGACGTTCAAACTATAAGACA